CCGGATACGGAATATTCAAAATGGAATTTTGCTGCCGGAGTAGCGAGTGAACTACCTCCTAACTTAAACCTGTCAGACGTTTTATCATACTGAAAGCGGTAGGAGTCGGCTCCCTGCTCAAAGCATCCACCATGGGCAAACGCGCGCGTCGAAGAAAACGTGTTTGTACCCGTGGGGTCGTTGTACCACGTCGATGCACCCTCAACTACAACGTCGGCCGTATATGCCCCTGAGCACGCACAACCCATCACGTGCGCCCGGCTGTTGTTTATCAGGTAGATGTTGCGCGCGTTATTCTGCAGGTCGCAGTGGTCGATATGCCCGAAGCCGCCAGCAAAGTAGACCCCGGCGATTACGCCGTTCTTGACGGTTGGCCGATTGACGCCGGCCGAACCGCCGTAGCCGAAAGTGACTTCGGACATGCCATAGGCAACAAGATTGTAGTACGCCCCGTCGTGGATTCCTCCGGATACAGCGAGCCGACTGTGGATGCTCGCCATCAACCCCTCGTAGCCACAGTTGTAGGTATGTACGTTCTCGGCGTACCCGACGCAGTGGTAATCCCATATAGCCCCCGCCCCCGTCCCCGCCGGCCAGTTCTGGATTTTGATGTCGTAGACGGAAACGGTCATGTAGTTCTGAAAGTACAGGCCGACACCGCGAGCGCCGGGCGTCGTCCCGTCAATGAAAGCCGTCGGAACGTTCGGATGTCCGCCTACAGATGGCCCGCGTACGGCGATCTCGTTGCGAGAGCGCAGTCCTCGAACGTAGGTCTCTGCGGTGTAGGTTCCGGCAGCGAGCTTGACCGTCCATGATCCTTCGAGGGTCGGTCCGTACCCCACCATCGCATCAAATGCCGCCTGGATCGTAAGAAACGGCTGAGAGGCGGACAGACCATCGTTCGCGTTATTGCCAGAAGTGGAAACGTAGATCGTATTGTGGTCGTACACTCCGGGCGCGACGTGAAACACATCACTGCCGCGCTTGATGACTCCCGGACCAACGTGGCGCACGCTGTGCAGGAGTGCGACGCTGGCGGTCGTGAGATACGTCCCCGCCGGCCAATAGAGCCATGCGCCGGCCGCAAGCGCCGCGGTAACGGCGGACGATAGGGCAGATGTTGCGTCCGAAATCCCGTTTCCTGACGCGCCGAAATCAGTAACGCTCAGGATATCGCGCATCTTGGAGGAGGCCGTTCGGGCTACTGCGCCAGATCCGGATTGGACAAATTCTGTAACAGCCGTGGCCGTATAGTGCTCGTCAATGTACTGCTTATTAACCGCATCCTGAGGATCAACCGGATCAGCAACGTTCTTAATGACCTTGGACTCAGCCTCCCAGTAGTCTGCCGTCGCATCAAGCGTAAACGAGTCTGCCAAGTAGTCCTGAACAGCCATTGTAAGCTTGTCCAGTGCCGCCTCGTGAATCTCCGCCGGGAAGTCGTCGTTGGTGATATAGTCAACCAACTGGTTCAACGCGGTACGACGCACGAAGCGTACATTGCCAGTCGCAGAAACAGGGGCAACAATAAATGTCACAGTCCCACCGCCAGGATTCCGGACCCCGGTCAGGCTGTAATCGGTTCCAAGGGATTTAAGGACGAAGACGGAACCCGATTTGAGATATACGAGCAGGTCTGCTGCGTCATCAATCTTGAACGGGTAGGTGAAATTGACCGTCACCCCATTGCCGTTATGGGTAACAATCCGAGTGGTGGTCGAAATTGTCATGGCTTTACCTTTTGCTCAAGTTGCTGTACGCGGTACTGCAGCAGATGGAGTTGATCTTCGGCCAGGTTGACATAAACCTTACTCCGATGTTATTATAGATTGTACCATGGTTATTAACCCTAGTGCTCGGAATTTATCTGCCACCGTACGGAATAACCTGAGTCGGTGGCAGATAGTAGTGCTGCCCGCCTTCACGCTGGATCCGTTGCTCCATTCGACTCAAATAGCCAGGATTAACCGTCTCCTGTAGGTTGTGCAGGAACAGATAGTCCAATGCCGCGCGAGTATAAAACAGATTCGCGAACGGTGTATTGTTCATCATGAAGCGTAGGGATTGCCCAGCAACAGAGTCTCCATCCTTGGCGCGAGAGTATAGTCGAGCAAGATCCTCGAACTGTCCGACGGTTGGCCCAGACAGGGTGGCAATGGCTGAGTGCCCATACTTGTTGAACTCACCAAACACGAAGTCGCCGTATATACCCAAGCCACCGCCTTGCGTCATGGCCGCAATGATCGTCTTCGGATCAGTAGGATCCTTTGGAGTACGCCCTCTCACCGTGTCCTTGGCAACCATTGCCAGGTAGCCGAATATGGTTGATGCAACCATGATGTGGGCCAATCCAACATAGTCGGCTTTACCCTTGAACAGAGCCTCACTGAATGATTCAGCCCCGTTGCCATAAACGAATGGCGCCATACCGCGGCGAATGACTGCGATTGGGAATGACTTGAACTGCATGATGAAGCGAACGGCCTCACCAAGCGGAGTACCGGCCTGGGTTCCAAGGGTTAGGAGACTTTGGACGCGGGCATCCGGATGAGGGATGGCAGTTTCAATCTGGTCGGTCAAATAGGTCCTAAATTTGACTTCTAGGTCATCCCTGAGCTTTCTTAGTTCTCGGGAGGACTCGGAGGATATATCTAGGTTATTAAGACTATAGACCTCTTTCATCCGAGATTCATCTAATCCACCAATTCTATCTGGTGTGAGATACCAGTCACCGTCCCGTTCCCAAGCCGTAGAACGAATTGCATTCCACTCGCGTTCATTGATGTCGTAGAGCTTGAACATCCGCTTCGTGGCATCTGGCAGGGTTGCGAAGTCCATATCCTTCAGGCCGCCAAGGTGGTTAGACAGCATCACAGCCACGCCAGATTTATGGGCATCGTTCCACCAGTTCATCATGTTAAGCTTGAAGAACTTCTGCTGCAACTTAGCCATGCGGCCTGGGATATTATCTTCAGCCGCAAAACGGCTAGCAATATCAGACAAGATGCCCTGGAAGCCAGAGCCTACGAGCCTAGCAATCTCCTTCTGTTCAGCGTCGCCACGACCGCGCAGTACATTTGCAAACGCATTTGAGTAGGCTTCAAACAGACTTACGCCGTTGTACTTCAGGGCAGCAGCTTGGAACGGGATGTCCGTGACAGATGACACTACCGCCGAGCCCAGCTTCGCCAGGTTCTGAAGCACGCGAATACCTGAGCCCCAGGCCGCCAGTGTGCGGTTAGCTGGAATACGAGCCGAGCCATCGATCTGTTTGTACAGGGCCTCAAGCGACCAGTTATTGAGCTTGTCGAAAGCCTCAGGGTCGTTACGCGCAGTCTCCTTCAGTTCACCGATGAGCGTCTTGAACATCGACTCGGGGTTCGTGCCGAAGCCCTCCATCAAGGCTAGATTCTTCGAGGCCGATTCTACGCCCCACAAGATGGACTCACGGAGACTGCCTTGCCCGAAAGCCTCGTTGTACTTCAGCCACGAGTCAGCGTCCTTGAAGTGAAGCACCCGATTGGCGCTAATCTTCTTAGCCAGATTACCTGGACCAGTAAACCCAAGCAGCGCCGCTGCGTCATCAGCAACTTCCTCGCCGCGCTGCTTCATATGCAGGCCAGTCGAGAATCCCTTGTAGGCCTCTTCCAGAAATGGAGCTACCTCCATGTTGCCGAACGTCTTTTCCTCATTCAGCAACGGCAATACGAATTGTGTCCAGGCTTCTTGGCCGGCGGTGCGAATTCGACCCACGTCGTGGGACTGACGAACGATATACCCAGGCATCATGCGAATATGGGCCCCGGCCCGGTTCTGCATGCCAACCAGTTCCGTTTGCGCGGCGTTAATGATTTCGGCGATTCCAAGGGCTTCTTGGTTTTTCGTGATGCCGGCACGCCCTTCGCCTAAGGCCCACAGCTCCCTGGCGATGTCGTCGTCCAACTCGCCAGACGTGAAGAATGGCAGCAGCTTCTTCTGCTCGAGGCTATTGATCAGTTTGCCGAGGACACCGTTAACGATCGACTTCTCACGCGCATCGATTGACAGCTTGCCGCCCTGACGCAGTTTGACCCCGCCACCAAGGTATGCAAGCAGTCCCTCAGCCTTATCCTGAAAACCATCCAGGTAACCGTATACCTGCTCCTTGATTCTAGCATTGATGAGCGCGTTGCGCTTTTCAATTAGGGCGGCTTCCTTCATGGCGTTGGTCGCGCCGTCAATGGCGTTGAGCACCTGATCCTCGATGGACTCAAGCTTGCCCTTAGTCTTGTTGCGTTGAACGACCTTATCGATCTCTTCCAGTAGGACTTCTGCGTCCTTATCAGACAGCCATTCCCCGGCCGACTGACGAATCACGTCAATACAGCCTGCGTAGCCAGTCTTCTGAGATGCGGGTTTCTTCTGTGCCATGTTATTTCCTCAGCAAGCAAGCCATACCTTCAACCATGGCGGCTCGCA